AGATTCGATACGATTAACGGAGTAAGTATGCAAGTAGTGGTGAAGAATGGTAATGTAGAACGTGCGATGCGAACCCTCAAAAAGAAACTACAAAAAGAGGGACTACTAAGAGAACTCAAACAAAAACAATATTTTGAAAAACCATCTGCGAAGAAAGCTCGTAAGAAAGCAGAGGGTATCAAAAGATACCAAAGAAATCTCAAGAAAAAAATGGAACGACTTGGGTATTGACAAATACTGAGAATCGTGTTATATTGGTTGTATGAAGTTTTATACTAATATTACTCGTTGGGGTAATCAATTATTATTAAGAGAATATGTGGACGGACAAAGACTTAATCGTAGAATTAAGTATTCGCCTACCATGTATTCTATTGTAACAAAACCTACAGAGTATAGGACTCTGGAGGGCAAATTTGTCATGCCTATCAAACATCACACAATGCAAGAATGTAATGAGTGGGTTGATAACTATAAAAATCAACCAGAGTTGATTTATGGCAACACACTTTATCAGTATTCCTATCTAGCAGAACAATATCCTAATCGTGTAGAGTGGGATATAGAAAAACTATTGATGGTAACAATAGATATAGAAACTGAGTGTGAAAATGGTTTTCCTAATGTTGAAGATGCGATAGAAAAGTTAATATCAATCACAATCAAAAATCACCAAAGTAAAGAGATTATCGTTTGGGGTGTGGGATATTTCAAGACAGATCGTGAAGATGTTGTCTATGTCAAATGTGATAATGAACAACACCTAATAAAACAATTCCTAATGTTCTGGGAAAGAAACCAACCAGATATTATCACAGGTTGGAACACAGAGTTTTTTGATCTTCCATATCTATGCAATCGTATTATAAAAATATGTGGTGAGGATGAGGTTAAAAGATTATCACCTTGGCGTAGTGTATCATCAAGACGTATCTACAAGATGGGTAGAGAGCATCAAGTGTATGATATTCAAGGTGTTGCAAATCTAGATTACTTTGACTTATATCGTAAGTTTACTTACACTGCACAGGAGTCATATCGACTTGATCATATTGCATATGTCGAGTTAGGTGAACGTAAAGATGGTAATCCATATGAAACATTTCGTGAGTGGTATACTAAAGATTACCAGTCATTTATTGAATATAATATTACAGACGTTGAGTTGGTTGACAAACTTGAAGATAAGATGAAGTTGATTGAACTTTGTCTGACTATGGCTTATGATGCAAAAGTTAATTACATGGATGTGCTAGGTCAAGTAAAGTATTGGGATGTTTTGATATTCAATTACTTGAGAGATAGAAACATCGTTATACCTCAGAAAAGAAAATCAGATAAGTCTGAAAAGTTCGAGGGTGCGTATGTGAAAGAACCACAAGTTGGTATGCACAAGTGGGTCATGTCTTTTGACTTGAATAGTTTGTATCCACATCTTATCATGCAATATAACATATCACCAGAAACAGTTAACAAAGATAAACGACAAATACAAAAAATGACTGTTGATAAATTGTTATCTAAAGATACTGATATGTCTGAGGTTAGACAAAGACAATTAACTATGACACCTAATGGTGCATTGTTCAAAACGACTAAAAGAGGATTTCTTCCAGAGTTGATGGAAACTATCTACAATGATCGTGTCCAGTATAAAAAGCTCATGTTGCAGTCAAAACAACAATATGAAAATACCAAAGACCCTAAACTTCTCAAAGATATATCGAAGTATAATAATATTCAGATGGCAAAGAAAATATCACTTAACTCTGCTTATGGTGCGATTGGTAACGAGTGGTTTAGATATTATGATTTACTTATCGCAGAGGGTATCACAACTGCTGGTCAGTTATCTATTCGTTGGATTGAGAATAAGATAAATCAGTATATGAATAAACTACTGGATACTAAAGATAAAGACTATGTAATTGCATCTGATACTGACTCTATCTATGTAACTTTTGAGGGATTGATTGAAAAGTATAAACCTAAAAATCCTGTAGACTTTCTAGACATAGTTGCAAAAGAAAAGATTGAACCATATATCGACAAGTCCTATCAAGAACTTGCAAACTATACAAATGCGTATGCACAGAAGATGCAAATGAAAAGAGAAGTGATTGCAGACAAGGGTATTTGGACTGCGAAGAAAAGATATATTCTGAATGCACATGATGTTGAGGGTGTTCGATACAAAGAACCACAACTCAAGATAATGGGAATTGAAGCCGTAAAGTCTAGTACGCCTGCACCATGTAGACAGAAGATTAAAGATGCACTTAAAATAATCATGAGTGGTGATGAGAAAGAACTAAACAACTTTATCAAAAAGTTTAGAGATGATTTTATGAACTTGCCACCAGAGGACATTGCATATCCAAGAAGTGTTAATGGTATTTCAAAATACACGGACAACTCTAGTGGACATGATGTTGCGATAAACTTATTAGACATGAAACAACAAGTTGTTAAATACAATCTATTCAAGTCTAGAAGTCCTATTCATGTTCGTGGAGCGATACTATATAATCATTTGGTGGAGAAGCACAAACTCAATAATAAACTTGTGTATATCCAAGAAGGTGACAAGATAAAATTTTTGCATATGAAACAACCAAACATTTATCAGTCTAGTTCTATTTCATTTGTCACTGAATTACCAAAAGATCTTGGTCTACATGAACTTATAGATAGAGAGTTGCAGTTTGAAAAAAGTTTCATAGAACCACTGAAGTTTATTACAGATAAAGTATTGTGGAGAGTGGATGAAAGTTATGGACAACAGGGGTCACTAGAGGATTTTATGTAATGAAAGATTTGAAGTCACCACTACGATATCCAGGCGGTAAATCAAGAGCAACTAATTTTCTTTTTGATAGTTGTAATATGCCTGTCGGTAATATATCTGCATATCGTGAGCCATTTTTGGGTGGTGGTAGTTGTGCATTTGCATTTACAAAAATGCATCCTAAAACTCCAGTGTGGGTCAACGACAAATATTACAATCTATATTGTTTCTGGGTCACACTTAGAGATGAGGGTGAGAAACTTGCTAATAAATTACATGATGTTAAAGATGAACTATCTAATTCATCTGACCCACTACAAGCACATCTAGACTATTACAAGGTGATGCGTGAGGGTCTGAAGAATGCAGACAATGAGTTTGACATTGCATGGCAGTTTTACATTATGAATCGTTGTTCATTCTCTGGTCTTGGTGAAACAACTGGATCGTTTAGTAAAGATGCTGTAAAGGATTTATTTAATCATAATCTAATATCGAGGTTACCTAAGTTTTCTGCACTCATGAAGAATTGGAAAATAACCAACTTAGATTACAGTGAATTATTTGATGATGATAAAAATACTTTTGTTTTTGCAGACCCACCATACGATATAAAAACTTTCATATATGGTAATCATGGTGATATGCACGATACATTTTCTCACAAAGATTTTCATGATTGCGTTGACTTATCATCAAATATGATAATGATTACTTACAATTCTAACGATGCACTAAAAGATGCCTACTCTAATTGGAAACAAAAAGAATGGGATTTGACGTACACGATGGTATCAACTAAAAACTATCGTGATAATGAACACGAGAAAAAGGAGTTGTTATTAACAAATTATGAAATAGCAAAACCATCAACACTAGAGGATTTTTTTAATTAATGGGGAGATATATGGCCAAAGTTGAAAATTTAGAACCACCCAGAGAGGGTTTGATAAGACAAGAGATAATAAGTTACGAAGAAGATAGAAAAGGTATGATTACTATAAGAAGAGCAATCAGACACTATTATGAAGATGGTGAAGATTTTATAGATTATACACATTCTGAACCACTAACTAGATGGGGTATAAAAAAATGAACATGGACGAATATGGTAATGAAGTAGAGAAGTTGATATTGACAAATGGTAAAACGTATGTTGATAAACGTCTGATGGAAAACACGTTGGGTCTAGTCGGTGAGGCTGGAGAGTTCGCAGAGAAGATAAAGAAACAAATAAGAGATGGTAACGAAGTAAATCAACTAGAGTTAGTCAAAGAGTTAGGTGATGTGTTGTTCTATGTAACTGCACTTGCAAATCACATTGGTTCTGACTTACAGACAGTTGCAACAAACAATATTGCAAAGTTACATGATAGACAGAAAAGAAACAAGTTACAGGGAAGTGGAGATAATAGATGAATGATTTTTTAAAAGACATTATAAAAGAAACTGGTAATGAATATGCATCACTGGTTGCAGACGGAGTGGAGGCTGGTGATACTGATACATTTATCGACACAGGTAGTTACATATTCAATGCACTACTGAGTGGTAGTATTCATGGTGGTTTACCATCTAACAAGATTACTGCAATCGCTGGTGAGAGTGCAACTGGTAAAACATTCTTTCTTATGGGTATCGTTAAAAACTTCCTAGATGCAAACCCAGAAAGTGGTGTAGTCTACTTTGAAAGTGAAAGTGCGATTACAAAACAGATGGTAATTGATAGAGGTATCGACCCTAATCGTATGATTATCGTTCCAGTGACTACAGTGCAAGAGTTTAGAACACAAGCACTCAAAGTTCTAGATCGTTATATGCAACAAGACGTAGATGTTCGTAGACCAATGTTCATGTGTCTGGACTCACTTGGTATGTTATCGACTACAAAAGAAGTAGAGGATACTGCTGATGGTAAAGAAACAAGAGATATGACGAGAGCACAAGTTCTAAAGGCTGCGTTTCGTGTATTGACATTGAAACTAGGTAAGGCAAAAGTTCCTATGGTTGTTACCAATCACACATATGATGTTGTTGGTTCTATGTTCCCAACAAAAGAGATGGGTGGTGGTTCTGGTCTGAAGTACGCAGCCTCATCTATCGTCTACCTATCTAAGAAGAAAGAGAAAGACGGAACAGAGGTGATTGGTAATATCGTGCATTGTAAAAA